CAGGGCCAAATTAGACGGGGACCTCGGAAGCGTCGCCCAGGGCCAGGGCAGCGGTAGCCTCGCAGGACGGAGTGGAGCCGCCGGAGCAGGAAATCTCCACCTTGACCTTGATGTACTGCTTGAGGCCCACCAGGTCCAGGTCGAAGTTTACCAGCTCGCCGCCTGCGGCGTCGGTGGTGACGGAGATCACGCCCGCATCGTCCAGGGGCGCGTTGCCCACGCAGACCAGCTTATCCTTGACGGGCGCGTAGCCGGTGCTCTGCTGGTCGCTCTCGGTGATGGTCAGCTTCACGGCCATACCCGTAGGGGAGCCGGAGGGAGAGCCGACCTTGACGGCCAGGATGCCGGAGAGGAAGCCCTCGCGGTTGATGGCGTCCTCGCTGGTGTACGGGGTCACTTTGACACTCTGAATAAGTGCGCGTTTCATAGTTGAAATTCCTCCTTGTTGAAATTATAGGGCCGGGGCGGTATGCCCCGGCCTCTGATTAAAACGCCTTGATGTTCTTGACGTGCAGGAAGCTCTCCTTGTGACGGGCGGCGATGTCCACGTACATGAGGGCGCGGGTGGCGGCCAGGTTCTCTTCAAAGGCGTTGTGCTGGTTGCCCTCTTCATCGACCCAGGAGCCGTCCAGGGTGGTGTAGGTCTCAAGGCCCATCTGCTCGCCCACCAGGAGGTCCGCCCAGTTGCCAAAGGCCAGCTCAGTGAGGCCGGTGGTGTCGGTGGTGATCTGGTTGGACACGCGATAGGGGAAGCCCAGCAGCTTGCCGGTGTTCATCTCATCGCGGTAGATGTACGCGCCGGTGGTGGTCTTGAGGTTCATCAGGTAGCCCTCCAGGACGGAGTTGAACGCCCAGCCGAGCTTGTTATCGTCCACGTTCTTTGCCAGGACCTTAGAGCGGACGAACACGGGGAAGTCGGCAGTAATCTTGCCGTTGCTGTCGGCCAGGTCCTCGTTGCTCAGGGTCTTGGCGTCCACGTGCTCAACCTCCTTGTCGGTGAACACGCCGAGGGGCTGGAACTCGCCGCCCTTGCCGAACATAGCGCCGAAGTCAAGGCCCAGCTCCATGCGCCGGGTCAGGTCGTTGGCGAAGAGCTGATCGGCGGAGTAGTTGGTGCTCATCAGCAGCTCGCGGGTCTGAGGCACGATGGCCTCCAGGCGCTTTGCGGACAGACGGATGTTGCCGTAGGTGGGCTGGGTCTTCGCAATCTTGCGAGCCTCACCGCCCCAGGTAGCGCGGGCGCCGCCGGTCATCTTGGGGATGTTCAGGTTGCCGTTGGCCATGGGGACTTTCTGAGCGCCCAGCTCAAAGATGACGGTCTTGGAGTACAGCAGCTCGATGATCTGGTCCAGGTAGATTTCGGGGATGAGGTAGCCGCCGGCAGCAGGGTTGGTGGCAGACAGGGCCTTGAACTCGCGGGCCATGTCCGCATCGTCATACTTCCGCTGCGCGTAGAAAGAGGCGGCGTCGGGGTCATGCTTGCCGAACACGTCCAGGCACTTGATAGCGCGGGCGAGCTGGATAGCAGGCGGGACGGACTTCTTGGCGGTGCTGGTGGGGGTGGTACGGCTCATGTAAATGGAGCTGTACTTCCGCTGGACGGGGGAGGCCGCGCTCTTGCGGGCGCTTTTGGTCTGGTGCTTGCGGGCGGCGGCCTTGCGCCCCTTGGCCTCATCAGTCACTTCCTCATCCTCCTTGACCTCTTCCTCAACGCCGTCATCCTCCTTGGCCTCGCCCTCGGTGGCGTCGATAATCTCACCGACGGCCTCCATGACTTCCTCGGCGGTGACGTCGCCCAGCTCTTCGCCGGCCTCCTTGCGGCTCTTGCGCTTCTCAGCGACAACGGCCATAGCGTCCTCAATCAGACCGGAGATGTCAGCGGGGGCAACCTCGGCAACAGCGTCCTCGGTCCCCTCTTCGCCCTCGGCCTTGGCCTCGGCCTGCTCATCCAGGGCCTCCTTGACGCAAGCCTTGATTTTCTCGGTCAGCTCATCGGCCTCCATCTTCATAGACTTGCGGCCAGCGGGTGCGGTTCCTTTCTTGGGAATAGCCATTTGTAATTTCCTCCTTATAGCAGAATTTCATAGGTGATGCCGGTAGTCGGCGCGGACTTCTCGGCTCTGGTGTTGGCGGTACGGGAGATGGATTTCTCGGTGTCGCTTGCCTCTCGGATGATGCCGTCAAGGACCTTGGTAGCGGCTTTCATGGACGCGCTCGCGTCCTTGAGGGCCTTTAGCCGGGTCCCGCTGATTTTCCGACCGGCCTTGACTTCGGCGGTGGCTGCCTCCAAAAAGGCGTCCAGGAAACCGGCGGCGTCGGTGGCCTGCTTGTAGTCGGTGATCGTCGCCTCCGGGTTCATGGCCCAGGTAACGACGGAGACCTCCCACAGCTTGACTTCCCGCAGATGCCGGATGCCGTTTTCGTCGTAGTCAAAGACGATGGGGTCATATCCGATGGACAGCTCAGTGAGAACTCCATCTTTCAGCAGCACTTTGATGTCGCGTCCCATCGAAGTGTCGCTGATTTTGGCCTTAATGAAAAGGCCGTTGCTGTCTTCCCTCAGCTCCAAAGGTCTGCCAATGGGGAGCCAGCAGTCGTTGTGCAGGGCGAGTATCTTCACCCTCTCCCAGCCCTCGGCGATTGTCTTCGTGAAGGCACCAGGCTCAATTATGTCCCCGCCACTGTCGATGTTGCCATAGACGGCGGCGTAGCCACTAAAGATGCCGCTCTCTTCGTCGTACTCTTCGGTACGGAAAGACAGCGTTTTGTGCTCCGTCTTGGAGCTTTTCACTTTCACCCCTCTACGGAGCGAAGCCTCCCACGCTTTCAGGCCCCGCCCGGAGGCATAGTAAAACGGCGAGACCCGCAGATGTGCCGCTGCGAGCTTCGCCGTCATAACGGGGTCATCGTTGGTAATATTCGTGTCCGGGTTTGCGGTGCCGTGTTCAAGCTCCGCATTCATCCCGGCTGTCAGGGCTCTTTCTCCAGGTCGATACCCGCAGATCGGGCGGCCTCCTGAGCCTGCATCTCGGTAAATTCCATCAGGCGTCCTCCTTATTTGTCGAATGTCAGGAAACAGTGGCAGTTCACGACCTCGGCGGGGTCCGTGCAATCCGGGTCACAGGGCTGCATGAGGCCGTTTGAGAATTTGGCGTCAATAGGGACCCGCTCACCGTTCAGGCGCTTGTGGGAGGGTCTGGCGGCGCTCATGTTGGCAACGTGCCAGGTCTTCCAGGCGGCCCCGGCCTTTCGCATCATGTCGTAGTGGCCGGTCAGGAGTGAGGTATTGCACTCTTGGGTAGCGATGGTACGCGCCCTGGATGCCGTGGTCTGCATCTCCTGTTCAATCTGCTTGGCGATGGTGGCCCGGCTGTCTCCGTGCTCCAGGCCAGCGGAGACGATATGGGCGATGGACTGCTGGGTGGTCTCTGTGATGCCTTTGACCCGGACGCCGCCCCGCAGCTTCGCCGTGCTGACAAGCTCCGGCCTCTGGACCGCCTGGAGGTTGTAGAGCTTGGCAGACACCCCAGCGCCTTTGTCGTAGCTCTCTTTCCACAGCGGCTCAAAGATATTCAGCAAGGCCGTTTCCTCCTTGGACCAGTCGATGAGGCCCAGGGTAAAGGCGCTCACAAGGCGGGTGCGGTCTGCCTCGCTCAAAGAGGACCACGCCGCCGCGCTCTGCTCCGCTGCGTCCTCGCTGTTCGGGTCATAGCCGGGGATGGCCCCCATGAGAATGTCCCAAACGCTCCGCTCATCCTTGGTGGTGCCGCCCATGGCGTCACTCACCCGGCGGCCCTGCTCCCGCAGATATTTGAGGGTGGCAATCTCAAAGCGCTGGGTCTGCTCCCTCTCAGCTTGCAGCAGGGCGCGTTGTGCGGCCTGCACCTGGAGGCTTTTCCGCTCTTCCGGGGACGTACCCTTGGAGGACACGATTTCTATGCCCTCTGTTCCGTCTCCCGCCCCCTCTGAGCCGTTTTCGGCGTCCAGGGGTATTCCGTTATCTGTTATCTCAATGTCCTGTTCTCCGCCCGTCTCAAGCGGTGGTGCGCTCTCTGCATACTGGAGGTTAGCCGCCGCCGTGGAGATCGCCACAGGGTCATCGTCTTCCCGGATGTAGACGTCGGAGAACTGCGTCTTGTAGACGTCGCCGCCCACCAGGGCCGGAGGCATACCCAGCTTCTCGCGGGCCTCATCCTTGGTGAGTAGTCCGGCATTCCAGCCGTCGATGCCCAGGGCCTTGTCAAACTCCTGGTTCCGGGGGATGATGTCATCGAAGCGCCACACCAAGTCGTTTCCGAAATACGGGATGATCTGGTTGTTGATGGCCTCTTCCCGGCGGCGTAGGTTGGGCATAAGGACGTTTTGGGCATAGATGAACTGAGCCGCCTCCGACGTGGCCCGGTTGCTGCTCTCCGTGATACCCATAATCTCACGGGGGACGCCGAAGTGCTCAAGGACGGCATTCCGCAGGAATGTGCGCCCGTTCACCATGTCCATGTCTTTCATGCTGTCTCCAACCTTGTTCACCGTGACCTCGCCGTTGACAGTAGCGACGCCGTGGCTCTGGAACACTCCCCGGAAGCGCTCAAGCCATTCAGACCGGAAGCGCTGTCGCTGCTCCGGGGTGGACTTGGGCATACCGATGATGAGGTTCGGCGTGGCGTCGTTGAAGAAAAAGCGCTTTTGGAACTTGGCCGCGTATTCGTCGGTCTCAATCTCATCTGCCAGGGCCTCAGCTTGCCCCAGGCCGCGCTTGAACGGGTCTATCGGGTTCAGGTCTTTCATCACGAACATATCATCTACGGACACGTTCATCAGCAGACCGTTGGTGAGCCGGACGGTGTAGTACGGGTGGTCCAGGTACGGGGTCATCTGTACCCAATGGACAGGGACCGGCCACAGCTCCACAGGGACGCCCAGGGGCGATTTCTCCATGATGAAGTACCCCTCTCCCTTGAGCTTGAGGTAAATCTCCAGGAGCCGCCACAGGGCCGCGTTGCTCATCTCATGCAGCGGGTTTGGGTTCGCCCAAAAGTCCAGGAACGGGTGATGAGTAAGCTCCTGTTCGTCTCCGTTCTCATCCACCCGGTAGAGCTTGCCCTCTGCAAAAGACAGATCGGAGGCGATGCGCTCCACGACGGACAGGCGGGGGTTGGTGTGAAACGCGTCTATCCATTCCTGGGTGTTGCGCTCCGGCGGGTTGGTCCACCTGGGCAGCATAACGCTGTCGCTCCGGTAGGTCTGGCTCGCCCTCCCCGCACCACCCCCTCTAAATCGGTTCCAGAATGGCACGGTTATTCGCCTCCCTCGCGCTTCGGCTTTTTACCGAGCACCTGGGAGACAGCGGGGTTTTTGGGGCCGCCGGTCATCTTCTGCCAGCGGCGCCGGGCCTTCATCGGCCAGCCGTCAGCCGATACAAGGTAACTGCATTTCGCTTTCATGGTGTCCTCCTTAGTCAATGCTCCAGTCGCTTACCAGCGGGTCATGCAGGGCCAGGGCCAGCGCGTCTCCCATATCCGGGGAGGACAGGCCGCGCTTTTTCATGGCCTCTTTCCTCTCCAGCTCAATCTTGCCTGCGCTGTTCACCACGTATTTCCGGTTGGAAAGTTGGCTTATCTGCTTATCATCGGGATATAGTTTGATGCTCTGCGTCCGCAGGGCCTCCCGGACCGCGCCCCACATAAGGCCGGTGCTGTTCTGGTAGTCGATGGGGTCATCGTCGCTGATGGTGCCGCCCTCGCCGCCGAAGTGACACTCCACGATGTCCAGGGAGAACGGGGGTGGGGCGTCCTCATCG